ATCTAAATCCAAATCAGGAATTTCAAGATAAACATTCTCAGTAGAATTCTCTCTCACCAAATCTTGAAGATGACTCTCTAATGACTCAGCAGTTTGAACTTCTGGTTCTTTCTCTTCCTTTGCTACTGGTGGAGCAGGTTGTGCATCAGGAGTCTCATCATCCACTTCTTGACCATCTACTTCTTCAGTCTCTAGATCTGATGAATTGTCAGGTACTTCCATCTCACCATCACCTTCTTCCTCATTCTTCTGTGTCTGCTGTTCTTGATTTACTTCATCTCTACAATAATCATAAAGAATCTTTGCTGCCTCCTTTGCTTC